CAGCAGGAGCTTTACCAGTATGCCGTAGTGCGCCCCGGCTGACGAGGCAGAGCGGTCGGTCCTCTCCGTCTCACGTCGAAGTGCAGCCATCTGAGCCTGCGCCTTGCCGGTGTCGGCATCGACGTTAACGTGGGCCTTGATGTTCTTTAGCTGAGCGTTAATGCGCTCGCGGGCAGTACGGCCAGCCTGGTCACCGATCTTGGCGCCCAGGTCATGGCCCAGCCTATCGGCAGCAGGAAGGATCTCGCCGCGCATCTTGGCGACGAAGCCGCGAGCGTCGGGTGTAACCTCTACCGATACGCGCCCGATAGCCATTACACCGCACCACCCTTCGCCGCTATAAGCGCCCGCCGAGCACGCTCAGCCTCGGCTTGTTCCTTGTACTTCTCTTTCTTGGTTTTCACCCCTGGACGCGCAATGGGCTCGGGCTTATTCTGCTCGGTGCCACCACGCTGCCAGTTGGCGAGGTTCAGCACGTCAATGATACTGGCGAGCAAGTGATGTTCGATTCCCCACTGCTCGTTAACGGCGCGAGAGAACGCAGAATTGGGTCCAAGGTTCTCGATGCGTACCCAAATGCCGCGCAAAGACATCTTGCAACGCCACATGTCTGCAAGGAAGTCCTGCCCACGCTCCCACCAGTCGGTTTCCAGTTCCGCATGGTAGGCGTTCACTAGCGCGAACAGGCCGGTTAGTTTCCCACGCCGAACACCTTGCCAACCTCGACCATGAGCACAGCGTAATCTTCCTCGCTGGTCACGCCATCGTCGTCGGCAGTGCGTTCAAGCCAAGCGTCGAATTGCGTCTCACCGAGCAGGAATTCGATCGCCAGGGCGTCGTGACCCCGCTGCATTTCGCGCCGGAACTGAATGGCACGCAGACGGGACCGTGGGAAGGTGTAGGTCTCTCCATCGACAACGATGGAGACGGTCTTGGACGGTTGCGGCTGAGCTTCCTCGACTGCGGCGTCAACCACCGCAGCCAAGGCAGCATCGTCTCGTGTGTTCTTGGCCATGAGCTAAGTTTAACTGCTAACTTAGACGAACAGGCCAGAACCGATAGCCGGGTTGTCCGAGATTTCCTGGTAGAACCGGCCAGCCGAATCCACGTAAGCCGCGAGAGTGAAGGCATACATGGTCAGGTCGTCAGCCTTGTAGACCGGCGAACCAGTACCCGTAGCCTCACCGTTCAGCACGACGAACCGGCGGTGAACTGAACCGTCGATGAGGTCGATGCCGAACTGGCGCGAGTTGAGCCCGGTGAAAGGCTTGACATCCCAGGTGGTCGTACCGTTCACACCGGGAGTCGTGGTCGCATTGGCGACGGTCGGCGTAGTGCCACCGGTTAGCTGCGAAGACACCGACATCAGCGGCACGTTACCGAGCGAGGCCGGGAACGTAATCACGTAGGACGTACCGGCGGTGCCGGACACGGCCACGGTGAACCCGAACAGCGCGCTAAGTGCGGTAGCCAGCGCAGCCGTAGCGATGTTGTAGGTTGCCGCGTAGACGCCGTAGATGCTGGTGATAGTGAACGTGCCACCAGTCGGGGCGCCGGTAATCGTAATCGTCTGAACCTCGGCGGTAGCGCCAGTCGTAACCTGGCCAGCCGCCGGACGGAGCAGGCCGAGCGTGACGGCGTTTTCCTCTAGGGCATTGAACGTGAAGGTCTTCTGAGCCTGCGACCGAAGGATACGGAGCTGAGCCGCGCCCTGCCAGCCGTACTTCTGAGTCTGTTGGATGTCGCTGTTCTCGGTGAGCCCGGCATCATTGTCGAGCCATCCGAGGTCGTACCATCCGGCGCCCCATGCGGTCGGGTAGGGCGTACCGGGGACGGCAGTCCCGATGACCGAAGTCATAATGCGCTGGTTGACATCACCATAGGCGTGAGCATTGCTGGAAACGATAGCCATTAAATCTCCTGGAGCGAGGTTGGAGCGTGGACTTGGAGCACTGCTGCGCGCCTATGCAGGGTGACAGTAGATGTCAATCAAGCTCACCGTGCGGTGAACGTTAGGGTTATCATAATCCCAGAACTGCGGCAAAGAATTGACCTGAGCGCCAGTAACCGAGACGCCGGTAAGCGCCGTGGCAGGCATCACCATACGAATAGCGTTAATCACCGCCAGGTTAAGCCGCATTGCCGTGGGCGAATTGACGGCGTAGACCTGGATCGAGACAGAGGCGTGCGACAGGGAGTTGCGCAGCGGCCCACCGACCGGCACAACCTGGATCACCGGCATGGCCGATTCCAGCTTGCCGGGAAGCTCCACGACGACGCGGGCGTTCCACACCGGGCCGAACTGGGCCTGTAGGAAGTCCTGCGTGGCGCCAACAATGTCAGCGACAACGGGGGCGCTCATCGCATAGCCTCCATTGCCCTAGTAAGCACATAGCGTGCCGGATTGTTCTTAGTGCCGAATTCCACGAACCCAGCCTCGGGAGACGTATTCGACAAGACACCAGTTGCACGGTTATGGAGCCTAGTGGTAACCTCGGCCTCGAACGACGCCTTGTACCGGCCAGGATGCCTGGACTTCTCGTCAACGGGCGCCGACGCGATCGCCGCAGCCTTGCCGCGCTCCACTCTAGCGCCCATTTCCTCGATCATAAACGGCGCCTTAAGGATCTCTACGCGGAACGCCACATAGTTGTGCTTGTACTCGGAAGCCATCAGCCGGTCACATCCCTTAGCGCCACCACGACGCCGGGATTCCAGCCAGTGAACGGCGAGGTCTGCTCAAACGGCATCCCCTCTACCTCATACGTCACATTGCGCACGATTACCCGGTCGGTCGATTCGACCACCGTGCCAGGCGGGAAGACGACGTTAAGCCCGATAAACACCGTGTCGCGAGTCTGGCCCTGATTCTCCACCGACGTGCCACGCGGGAAAACGGGCACGCTATCGAACACCGTCACGATCTCGGTAAATACGTCGTCGCCGTACTCATCCTGACTCGCTACGGTGCGCTTAACCAGTTGGACCGTTTCGCCGAACGGGAACGTGGTCATGGCTGCTCATCGAAGTCCGCGAACGTCCACGACGGGGGCGGCCCCTGAATGACGGTCTGCGTCATGTCAACCTCGAACACGCCGGTCATACCAGCCAGGCGCCTAAGCGCCGACTTGTTAGCGTTAGTAAGCCACATCCCACCACGGACGGCGCCGTAGGACGCCGACGAGTTAAGGACAGCCTGCTGCGTCACGTTAGTTGGATTGGAGAAGCCACGCGCGGCCACATCGAGCACGATCGGCTCTGCGCCAGTGGGCAGAGGCGTGACGACGCTCTCGCAGAGCGCCTGAGCCCAGTCGATGAACGACGAAGCTCGGGTCTGGTTAATCGTCGGAAGATTGAGGTAAACCCCCAGGTCGTCCGGCGTCACTATGGCACTGGACATACCTGGGGGCCACCTTTCGTATTCGGAACCTTAGAACCCACCCTCGCTTAGAGGGTCGAGCCCTTAGTGTAGGCCACGAAAGCGTTGCCGTCTCCGACGACGAAGCCGTAGTAAGCCTCCACCAGCAGAAGCTGAAGGTTCTCCTGGAACGCGGAGTGCCAGGTCGTACCATCGAAGTAGGACGCCTCGGTCGAAACGCGGATCGAGATGTCCATGCCGACGCCGTAGGCCGCCTGCGACCAGTCCCCACCGATAGCGCGGAGCGAGGAATCCACGCCGCCCTGACCAGTAGCGGCGATCGTCGCCTTGCTGGTGGCGGCAGTGCCACCAGTCAGCAGGCCCTGATCGACCGAGAAGGGAGCCGCAGCCGCAGTCACGTTCGACGCGACAGCCGGGAAGGTGATCGTGTAGGGACCACCGGCAGAGCCGGTCGCGGTCACAGCCGCGTAGATCCCGCCCCACGCCTGGATCGCGGACTGGACCGTAGTAGTCGAAGCCGCGTTGTAAGCGAGGGTAGTCGAGTTGCCACCCGACTTAAGGACGAACGTGCCACCGGTCGGCGTTCCGTTGATCGTGACCGTCTGAGTCTGGTCACCCGCACGCCAATACTTACCGGAGACGCCCTTGTTGTAGAACGTCGGGTAACCGATCAGATCGGTGCTGGTAGCGATCGGGCTCTGAAGCTGACCAGTCGTGTCGGTCTGCTTAAGAGCGGTGACCTTCATGCGCGGGTCGGCGGCGAAGCCGGTGAAGTCGAAGTTCTTGTCCACGACGTTCCCGACACCAGTCAGGAGGTCGCCGTAGATTCCACCGACGTTCTGCGCGGCAGTGCCGAGCACGACCGAGCTGCCAGCCACGCTGGACAGATACTCGGGGAAGGGGCCCGCGCCACCAGTACGCAGCGACTTGCCGTTGATAACGGCGTAGTCGAACGCACGAGCGATTGCGGTCGGAAGGTCAGCCTCTAGCTGGTCGTAAACGCCAGCCGGGTTGGTCATCGCAACTTCCTGCGACACCGGGACGAGCAACGCGACCTTCTTGCCGGTCATTTGCTTGACACCGACGCCGACCTGAGCGGCTGGCTTGACGCCACCCTCAGCTACCCAGTCTGCCACGGGAACATCGAGCGGCACCGGGACTGCGGTGTTGGCGGTCATCGCCAGGGGAACTCGCCGTGCAAGCGACTGAACAGCGGACTGCTCGGTCGCCTTAGCGAAGATTGGCCCGGTAATCTCGGGCGGAAGTAGAACGCTGGCAACAGCATTCAGTTGGGTAGCCATTTAAGCCTCTCGGGGTATCTAGCTGGCCTGGTTTGAGCCCCTGCCCTGCGCCTGTTCGAGAACGGCGGCGAACAACGAGCCCTTGGTTGCGGCGGTCGGCTGACCACCAGTTCCCTGCGCCGGGTTGGGCGCGGGGGGCCGAGCGCCTGACGTTCCGGTCTTCCGCCAGTGAGGCTTAAGCGCTAGCAGGTTAGCTAGCTCCTGCTTGATCGCCGTATCGTTGACCTGGCCCTCCAGGGTCAGATAAGCGTGCGGGTCGAGCACGGCTGCGGCGTCCGCCGGATCGGCGAAGTCGTTCGCGGCCAAAGCCTCGATGCGGGACCGAACAGTGAGATCACGCGATGCTAAGAGGGATTTCTGAACGTCCGCAAGCTGAGCCTGCACCCGCTCGATCTCCGTCTTCGACTCATCCTCTAGAGCTTGGTAGCGATCGGCCTTGGGCCGTAGCTTCTCTACTTCTTTCTCGTGAGCCTTAGAGCGTGCTTCCCACTGGCGAGCCATCGCCTTCCAGTCGGTCTTGTCTTCCGGCTCCGTTTCGGTGCCTTCTGGACCTGTCGGGTTGGCGTTAGGCTTCTCGGTCATTCGATACCCCTCGTGCGATTGGTATGCCGATTCCATGCGGAACCGATAAGCACATACTAACGACTGATGTGCTTTGAATGATTAGAGACCGAATGCGGCCTTGAAGTCCGGCGCCGTAGCCGCATTGCGGAGCGGCGTGGTCCCGGTAACCTGCGCGAAATACCGGGTAAGGCTGTAGTGCGTCAGGTTAGTGGTCACAACCTTGTGCGCCCCGTCGAGGCCCGGCGTCAACACGACGGTCATAACGGTGTTACCGCCACTGCCATCGTTCTCATCGAACGTAACAACGATCGCCAAGTGCCCGGAAGCGTAATCGGGCCCGGCCATAACCTTATCGAGCCACGCCTGCAACCAAGCGTCCATGTGCAGCAAGGCATTACCGCCGCACGAATCGTGAGCGTCGTTGCAGAGGTTAGGCACCACGAAGCCGTAGTTCGGCAGAGTCCCGCCGGTCACGTCGCTGGCCAAGGCGCCAGAGCTTACGGTGCCGGACGGCACGTCGAACAGGTTGCACTGGCTTCGCTCGTCGGTGAATGACGCCCACGGATTGTGCTTGACGGCGTATCCGCCGGAGTTGTCGCTCTGC